ACATCCTGCGGAGCGATGGAACCAACATCAATATAGAAAACTCGTCTTTCGGAAGAACGGACGATACGATAAGCCATCATTGCATCTTCCATAAGAACCAACTGTCTCCAGATTCTGCGAGCAGGATCGAGAACAGAAGTTCCATATGGAGCATATTTATCGTTTCCAAGGATCCTAAAGTGAGCAATTTGCCAGTTTTCAAAAGTCATCCCAGCAGAGTTCCACTGGTACTGGACATAATTTGGATTTGAAGGGTCTTCACCTTCGAGCCTTTCAACTTCTCGAAGAGGAATAGGAATAACAGACTTGACACCGAGTCTATCATCGATATCCAAATAAAGAACAAAGTCTCCGTTCTTGACCATAGAACGAGACCACCCGAAAAGATTATGCTCAAGATTTAAGACATTAATATAGAGAGAATGAAGGACTGCTCTAATTTCCTCATTAGGACAATCAATACGAAGCATCGGGCTCAGAGAAGAGTGGGTTGTCATTTCGTCTGCATAGATGTCAAGAGCAGAAGCAATCTCTGGCATGTATTCCATTTGGTCATAGTCAATATATCTTTCTGATCTATTTTGATTTGCCATGATTTTACTTTGCATGACATCAAATGGACTATAGGCGGCCTTTTTAAATTGTTGACCAGAAGCAGATCTGAACTCTGTTGCATATTTATCAAGCTCAATTCTTCTAATTTTTCTATTTGTTTGGGTTCTCCAGTTTGTGATTGGTCCGGAGAAAAGTCTCGTTAAACGACGAAACAACTCAGACTGAGGATTGTTTGGATTCTTTGTATTGTCTGCCATTATTTATCCTTTGATTAGCCAAGAGTATTTTTTATATTCCTCTTGTTGTTTGAACATTTTTTCTTCTAATGCTTCGCTTTTTTTATACCCTTGTTGTCCGGGTATTGTAGTATTAATCTTTGTATTCACTTTAACCATAGATGTCAAGCAAGCTTTCTTATATTCTTGTTCCCTCGAATTAACAGTGAGTGCCGTATCTCTGACCCAACATCCGATGGCTAGAGCCATGATTAGGTCATCGTTATAGCCCCTCATTGCTTGAGGCTTGCCGTTTTTCCAAATGAAAGTTCTCAGTTCGTTAGTAAAACGCACAGAGTTTATCTTAATTAGTTTGTTTCTAATGAATTCTTCTAGTTTTGCAACAATCAATGGTCTTGTCTTTGACGAGGTTGTGAATCCAGGGACGGCATGGGCATGGTTTTCACCTTGGTGGCTTTCAACAAACTCATGAGTTGACTTGATGGAATAATAAATGTTTGGATATCCAAGGTCTATCAACTTCTCCAAAACCGAGATACCAATGCCGATGTTCTCAACGACGAGCAAGCAGTTTCCAAACTCTTTTCCAGTTGAGTTAAGAATATCGGCATATAAATCCAAGCTGGGTTTGCCTTGGTATTCGGCGACCACTTCCATTGTTTCTAATTTTACAACATGGAAAACAGAAAAGTCTGCACCGTCACCTCTCGCCACATCAGCAATAAGTAAGTAAGTGTTCTCATTATTGTATTGCTCCCAAATCCAAAGGTTTCTATCAAATCCAGTTCTATATTTCGGTTCTGAAACTTGCTCTTCAAGATAGGTGATGTCTTCTGGGTGAATAACACTATCTCCAGAAGTATTGAAGTTGCACTGAAGCTCTTGGGCAATCTCTCTTCGAGACATGTTTCTGGTTTCTCGTTCGAACCATTCTTGGTCTCGTTCTGGGTGAATGTTCCATGGAAGGATTACTGGGTGAAAGTCGTTTGCTGACTCTTCTGCTTCAACATAAGTTTTGTGAAACCAGTTACCAACACCGTTTGGTGTGCTCAGGGCAATACAGCGACCACCGGTAGAGATTGTAGGATAAAGACCGGCCCACAACTCTTCAAGGTTGTCAATGTGGGCAGCCTCGTCAAGCACCAGAAGGGAAAGGGCTTCCGAACGTCCAGCATCCCCTGAAGTGCTCGCAGCCTTGATTTGAGAGCCGTTTGAGAGTTCAAACGATGCACGGTTGTCAATTGATATCTCGGCTAATACGAGCCATTCTGGAAGGTTTTTCATAATAGCCTTAACCTTCTTGACCAAGTTTGCTGCGGTTGCAAACTTCGTAGCCATAACCAAGATATTCTTATCTCGATAGAAAAGCATCAGCCAAACAATATAGGCTGCGGCAATTGTAGAAATACCAAGCTGACGTGCTTTTAGGATAACTGTAAATCGATAATCGTTGAAATCTTGCAGCAAGTCCGCTTGATACGGATAGGTCTTAAAGGGAATTAGTCCCTTAATAGGATGCGAAATTCTCGCATAGTTGTTTGTAAAGTAAACCGGGTCTTTGCCGCATTTGACGATTTCTTTTACTATCTCTTTTTTGGATAGCTTATAAGACATTCTTCCTTCTTATTCGAATGAGCCCTCTTTCAAGAACTTCTGAAAATTAACATCCATTGGATTAGTGACTGCTTCTCCAAGTGTGTCGACTTGTGTCAACTGAGCAACCTTGAAAAGTCTGTGAGCCATAACAAATGTTCTAACACGACTTGTGTTTTGAACGATACAAGTGCATTCACCTTCTGGTGTAAGAGTAAGAGTGCTACCTGTGATTGATCTGTATTCTTTTGTGAGGAAGTTTGCGATTTGCTGAAGCTTTAGCTCGCATTCTTCTTCGAACTTTCCTGCATAAACATCCTTGAGGCGAACGTTTGCTTCGTAGTTGATTTGAAGCATATTGCCGATAAGCTTAACACCGAAGCCATCGGAGACTCTTGAGTCAATAATTGGGCAGCCTTCTTCTCTAGCCAAGCCAATCTTCTTTGCTTCGCCATCGACAAAGCGCTCGTCATGAGCACCATCATAAGCGTTTGCTGCCGCTTGTGAAATTCCTTGAATGATCTCTAGTGTTGTAGCCATTTATTTATCTCCTGGTCTCCATCCGGTTTTCCACCGTTCTTCTCGACCTTCAACCCACTGAATGTAGCATTTAAAGCAACAATCAAACTTTGTCATATACACATCATCACGTAAACTGAACGAATAAGTGTGACATGTAGGACAAACCCTATTGTCGTCCTTATTAATTAGTTTTTTTGATACTAAAACACCATCAATTTCTACCTTTTCGTCTCGCTCTGCTTGACGAAGCTCTTTTTGGTATAAATCTTTGATTTGTTTTTGATATTCTCTCTCTTTTTCGTCGTCCCAATCTGCTTTGGGGTGCTTTATTGCTTCTTTACCATATTTCTTTGAAATGGCGATTTCGTATTTAGCAATTTCATTTAAATCTTTCTTCATTGACTCACCTGGTTTACTGCATAGACTATACTAATTGTTCCTACTGTTCCTGCTGCGAATCCTCCAATGATTGCCCAAGCAACAGCGTTTCTTCCTGGCTTTTTCTTAATAATATCGTTTAGTTTCTCGATTTCTTTTGTCTTTGCCTCAATAATGGCTTTATCTCTTTCTTTTTGAGCGTCGAATGTAATCTGGAGTTGTTCGATTTTCAACTTAAACTCTGTTTCTTGCTTATTGAGTTCAAACTTTTTGTCAAGTTCGCATTTCTGCTTCAAAAACTCGTCGTTTGCCAAGATTTCAGCAACAGCATCTTCGTTTAAAAGTATTCCATCGAACGGGCAGATGTTTCCTCTCTCAACAAAAGTAAATTTGCCATCGTCAGCAAAAGAAGTTACCGACAACAATAAGAATATAGCACACTTTAATAGATTAGTCAACATATTTTATTCCAAATCTTTGTTCAAGTTCATCAATAATCTTGCTTGGTTTGTTTTTGAAGTCATTTTTGAACTCTTCTTTCTTTTCTTCTTTGCTTTTCTCCAACTCTTCGCTGGCTTCAGTGTATTTCTTGTTTAAATCTTCGATTTCTTTTTGATAGTTCAAGATTGCTTCTTCTTTTCTTCTCAACTCTTCTATGTGAATCTCTTGGAGTTTCTGGATTTGCTCTTCATAGCTTTCAGACATCGCATCCATACTCTTTTTGAGAGAAGCATAATCGTTTCTCGTCAAAAGAATGAAAGCCAAAGCAATAACGAGACACACCCCTTGCCAGTTTTTGGTAAGGAATGCGCCAATTGTTTTTGCTAAGCTGGCAAAATCAATATTAATCATTATCCGTTCTTAAGTTTGACGATAGCATCAATAACAGATTGACCGCCGATGTAAAGGGCACTGAGGTATAACCAATGCTCGGACTCAATGTTCGCATTAAACATAAGAAGTGTTGCGACAATCCAAACTGTAAGCTTGCGAGAGATAACCTTTTCAAGTGTTCTATCGACAGCAGCCATTGTTACTGCGGTTGCCTTCTCTGTTGCCTTTCTAATGTGTTCAGTCATTTTATAGACCTCCTTGGCAGTAAATAGTCTCATAAATAAGAAACCCCCCCTGGAGGTGTCCAGGGGAGGCTGCTATTATCTTAGCCGTTTATCTTAGGTTGGCCAAGAGATTGCTTGAAGTCTTGTCAACAAGTCATCGCCATTGGCTGCGGCGTTGACTGCATCACGAATATCGCCGATGATGCCCTCATTGGAAGCGATTGTTGTGCTGTTCGAAGAAATGTTAGAAGCATTTGTCGAAACAGAACCGCTAAGTGTTGTAAGGTCTGATCCAATTTGGCTGATTGCTGTAGCATTATCAGCAACAGTTCCACTAACATTTGAATAGTCAGTATTAAGGATGTTACCGTCGATTGATATGGAACCGCTTGTGTGGATGCCGCCCTTGGCATAAAGAACAGTCGTTCCTGTGCTCTCAAGGTACAAGGAGTGTGCTTGGATGCCAGCGTATTCTGCGCCGTCACCAGAAGCAACGATGACACCTGGTTGACCCTTGGAGCCTTCGGAGTCAACTCTGAACTTATTGGTGCTTGCTTTCGCGAAGAGGGCAGTACCTTGAACAGAGCCGTTGTTCTTACCAATGATAAGTGCTGGAATTGTAGAACCAGCAGGAGCAGCAGTGGAACCAATTTGGACTCTGTTGTTGTTTGTGATTGCAAATCGCTCAATATTGTCGACCTTGAAGTTGATTCTGTCGTCAGTAGAGAAGTCAAGCATATCTTGCTGATCGGACCTACCGAGTGTAAGGTTGTCATTTGCGATTCCGGTAACGGCTGTGAGTGCACCGGATGCTTCTTCGATTGCGC